AGCGAACAGGTGGCAATGGACATCTCAGCCGCCTGGAAGATCATGATTATCTCGGTGCTGGTATTCGTGCTCGGCATTCTCGTGAAAGCTGAAGCCTATCGCGACATGCCGCGCAAGCCGTGGGGCTTTGCCGCCATGCTCTACTCGGTCATCCGCTGGGGCAAGATCGCCCTGCATGGCCGTGACTCGGTGAAAGGTGACACGCTCATCATCGACGACACCGCAGCCCGCAACACGCCAAAGCCGTCAAACAACTTCGGCCTGAAGCTATCCACCATCCAAGACCTCAAACGTCTAGCCGCAGCCTAACAGGAAACAATGGCCTACTCCAAAGAAGAGAGACAGGAGATCTACGACCGCATCTGCGTTGGCATCGCTGAAGGCAGTTCGCTGCGTGAACTCTGTGCAGACGGCAAGCCAAGCATCGAAACCATCAGGGTATGGCTCATTGAAGATGCTGATTTTTCTGCACAGTACACGCGTGCGCGAGAGGCGCAGGCAGAGTTTTACGCGGACGAGATCATTCATATCTCAGACACGGAACCGGACCCCGCGAAGGCTCGCAACCGCATCGACGCTCGCAAGTGGAAGGCCTCAAAGCTTGCTCCCAAGGTGTACGGAGACAAACTGACGTTGGACGGTGAGTTAAATGTTACAATCCCCGACGACCAACTTGATGCTCGGGTCGCTTTCCTTATCGGAAAAGCGGGAACTCTTATCTTTGCTGGAGGAACGGGAGAGACGGAAGGCCCGGCGTAAGTTTTTCGACATGTACCCCGAGACCGGGGCGCTACGTCGTGAACTTTACCCCAAGCATATGCAGTTCTTCGCGGCCGGCGCTGAACACATGGAGCGCTGCATGATGGCGGCGAACCGTGTTGGCAAGACGTGGGGCGTCGGGGCTTACGAGGTGACGGCGCATCTTACCGGCAAATATCCGGATTGGTGGGATGGACGCCGCTTCGACAGCCCGGTTGATGTGTGGGTGGCAGGCGATACGATCGAAACCACACGCGATGTGATCCAGTTTAATCTGACTGGCGTGAGTGGCGAGGGTGGTGAGGGATCGCTTGGGACTGGGATGATCCCCGGCGACTTGATTGTCGGCAAGCCGAGCACCAAGCGCGGCATTTCAGGGGCCTTCGATACGATCCGAATCCGCCACGTCACAGGCGGCATCTCGCGCGTGAGTTTCAAAGCATACGACCAGGGCCGGCAAAAGTTTCAGGGCACGAAAAAGCAGGTCATTTGGCTCGATGAAGAACCGCCGATCGACGTTTACGAGGAATGCGCGTTGCGTTTGACGGCAACATCTCCTGGCGATGAGAACGGTTTGATGCTTTGCACGTTCACGCCGCTGCTTGGATTGTCGAAGGTGGCGCTCAAGTTCCTACCTGAATTGGCTCCGCAGTAGAATACTATTCCACAAAGTATCGCCGTTTGCCGGTCTGATACAAACATCGAGGGAATAAAATTTCTCGCATCTGTGTGCAGGCCACCTGGGATGATGTCCCTCATCTATCCGAAAAAGCCAAGGCCGAAATGTTGGACGCGATGGAGCCGCACATGCGGGACGCCCGCGCCAAAGGCATCCCGGTCATGGGTGCCGGTGTCATATACCCCGTGCCCGAAAGCGCGTTTGTCGTTGAACCGTTCGAAATGCCTGATTGGTGGCCGAAAGCCTACGGCCTGGACGTCGGTTGGAAGCGCACCGCTGCAATATGGGGCGCATGGGACCGGGATAGTGACTGCATCTACCTCTACTCTGAGCACTACATGGGGCAAGCGGCTCCAGCCGTGCATGCGTCGGGGATTAAGCAACGCGGCGAATGGATATGGGGCGCGATTGACCCGGCTTCGGCTGGATCGGGCCAAGTCGACGGCCGCAAGCTTCGCGAGGAATACGCCAAGGAAGGCTTGAACCTGATCGACGCCGACAACGCGGTGGAGGCCGGCATTCATGCACTCTACCAGCGCCTTGTGTCTGGTCGCCTGAAGGTGTTCAGCACATGCCGCAATTTCTTGTCCGAGTTCCGCATTTACCGCCGCGATGATAACGGCAAAATCGTCAAGGAAAACGACCACCTAATGGACGCCGCTCGATACCTCATCATGAGCGGCATGAGGGTGGCTAAAACGCCGCCATACGACGACGAAGATGACGCGTATCACCGCGCAGCCCGCAACCGCAGCACTGGTTACTGATGGACCCGATGATGATGGCCGAGCCGGTCGAAGAGCCGGTTGAGCCGATCGAACCGCCGCAAATGGAAGTCGCAGAGCACGGCATGTCGCCGTTCAATGTGGTCCCGATGGTGCCGCCGCATGTGATGCAATTGCGTCAACGCGTCATCACGCTGCAGAAGATCGCACAACTCGACAACTGCGCCGATATTCTTCCCGATGAAGAACGCGCCAAGATCGGATCCAGGGTCGTTCGGGAATACAAGCTCGACCGTGACAGCCGAGCCGATTGGGAAAACCGCGCTAAACGCGCAATGGACCTAGCCAAGCAGAAAAAGGAATCGAAGTCGTTCCCGTGGGACAACGCGGCGAACGTAAAATATCCGCTTCTGACCACGGCTGCGCTACAGTTTGCGGCTCGCGCATATCCAGCGATCGTGGACGGCCCCCGCGTGGTCAAGTGCAAGGTTGTCGGCGATGATCCGACCGGCGAACTGGCCAGCCTTGCCGATTATGTATCGGAGCGCATGTCGAACCAGCTTTTGAGCGAACTGCCGAACTGGGAGGCAGACCTCGATACCGCGCTGCATCAAATCCCAATCGTTGGCAGCGCATTCAAGAAGGTCTACCCCGACAAGATGAGTCCGACCGGGTTCAGGTCGGAGATGATTACGGCGTTTGATTTGGTCGTGAACCAGTCGGCCAAGACGCTCGAAACCGTGCCCCGGATCACTCAGGTTTTTCATCTCTACCCGCACGAGATCGGCGAGCGTCGACGTTCGGGCTGGTATCTTGACGTTGAGATCAAAGGACCGGACCAAGGCGAAGACCAGGACGCGCCTGAGTGTTTCCTAGAGCAGCACCGATGGCTTGATCTCGACGAAGACGGCACGCCAGAGCCGTGGGTGGTCACAGTCCACGAGCACACGCAAAAGGTCGTTCGCATCAAGCCGTGCTTTGACCCAGGCGCGATGGAGCTGGACCAGGAAAAGGGCAAGATCATTCGCATCCCCCGGCACGAATACTTCGTGCTGATCCCGTTTATCCCCGACCCTGAAGGCGGGTTTTATCCGGTCGGGTTTGGCCACTTGCTTGAGCCGATCTCAGACGTGATCGATACGACCATCAATCAGATGATTGACGCCGGCACGCTGCAAAACTCAGGCGGCGGGTTCATCGGCGCGGGCGTCGACATCGGCAAGGGAAAAGCCGAAATTCGCATGCGCCCCGGCGAATACAAGCGGCTCCAGACGCCCGGTCAGGACATCCGACAAGCCATCTACAATATGGAGCACCCCGGCCCGTCGAAGGTGCTTTTTGAGCTATTGGGCATGATGATCGACGCTGGCAAGGAGATTGCCGCGATCAAGGACGTGCTGGTTGGCGACAGCCCACAGAAGCAGATGACCGCAACCGGCACGATGGCGTTGATCGAGCAGGGCCTGAAGGTGTTCACCGCGATTTATAAGCGGATCTATCGGGCGCTCGCGAAAGAATTTAAGCTCATTTACGACATCAACGCTATTGAGCACCCTGAGTATCAAAAGGGATTGCAAATCCTGCCGGTATCCGATCCCGGCATGATCACCGACATGCAGCGTATGTCCAAGGCGCAGTTTGTCCTTGAGGAAGCCAAGAACGGCAACCCGCATATTGATTTGTTCGTCGCGACCAAACGCGCGCTTGAAGCGGCCCGGATCGAAAAGCCTGAAGAACTGTTGAAGAAGCCCGACCCTCCCGACCCCGTGGCGATTGCAAGCGCGACAGCCGAAATTGATCTGAAGGCGTCACAGGCTGAAAAAGCGCGAGCCGAAACGGACAAGGTAGCCGCCGAGGCAGTTGCAGCTCGCGCGGCTGTATCAATCCCGATTGGCGTTCCGATCCCCATCGCTGACCCGCAATTCACGCCGCCGCACCTTGCGCCCATGCCACCGCCGCTAGGCCCGCCGATGGATGGACCGCCACCAATGGACGATCCAATGGCAGGCGGCATGCCACCCGACATGATGCAGGGCGACCCGAACATGATGGGCGCACCGCCGATGATGCCGGACCAGGCACAAAACCCGCTCATGGGCATGGTCCCTGAGTTGGCGCAGCCCGAGCCGCAACCCGGCGAAGGCCAGATGCAATGAAGATTGACGCCGACGATTGGGATGACTGGACGGCACACCCTCTCACCGAGGCACTGATGCGGGCGTGTGACGTATGGGCAGAGGAAGCCAGACAGAGTTGGTTGTCGGTGTCGTGGGAGGCAGGCAATGCCGACCTCGAAACGCTGGCGCGTATGCGTGAGAGAGCAAGGGTGTTTCGTGAGTTGAGAGAGATCAGCAGAGAGACATTAGAAGAGGCAGCATGAGCAAGAAGCACGGCATCACGCCACTGGAATACAAGGTGCTGGTTCGACCCGTCGAGGAGACTGGCACAATCGAACTCAAGGGCGGGTTCAAGCTCTACAAGCCCGACGACCTGAAAGAGCGAGATCAGCATGCGTCAATGGAGGGCACGGTCGCTGCCATCAGCCCGTTCGCGTTTTCCTATGAGGAATGGCCGAAGGGCGCTCAAAAGCCTGATGAGGGCGACAAGGTTGTCTTCGCGCGTTATTCCGGCATCACCGTCAAGGGTAACGACGGCATTGACTATCGGTTGATGAACGACAAGGACATTGTTGCCGTGCGAGGTGGCGCATGATCGACCTTGCAACCGCATCCGGCTCTGAAGCATCCGACGCGCCAATCCTATCGACCACGCCGGCTGAATCACCTGCCAGCGAAGCCCACAACGAGGGAACATACGTTCCGGGCGAGCAAGCGCCGCCTGACACGGAAGTTCGCGCTCGCACGATGGGGTGGGTTCCCAAAGAGGAATACAAAGGCAATCCCGACAACTGGCGAGACGCAAACGAGTTCGTCCGCAGAGGTGAGGAAATTCTGCCTATCGTACAGGAGCGTAACCGCGACCTGACGCGGCGATTGACGGAGCTTGAAACCCGCTCGCAACAGCAGGAAGCGAACTACCAAAACAGCCTAAAGAAGCTGGAGGGAATGACCACCATTGCCCTTCAGCGGCAGCGCGAACAGCTTCTTGGATCATACGACGGCGCGATGCGGCAGGCGGCGGCATCAGCCGACGTTGACCGTTACGACCAGCTATCGCGCGATCGCGACCAGGCGATCAATCAGTTCGATCAGCGCATCGTCCAAACGGTCAACCAGCCTGCACCGAAGCCGCAAGGTCCGCCTGAAGACCCGGTTGTGAAGCAGTGGGTTGACAACAACGCGTCATGGTTCCTGAAGGACAATGGCCTGCGCCTGGAGGCGGCTGGCGTTCATCAGCAGCTTATGAACGATCACCCTTACATGCCGATGGCTGAAAACCTGAAGCAGGTTGAGGCCACGATCAAGGCTCGCTACCCGCAAAAGTTCGGTATCTCTCGACCGCAAGCAACGACAGTCGCTTATGGCGCTGTTGAAGGCGGCGGCTCGCGTATTCCGTCCGGTGGCAATCGTCAGCGAGGGGCGAGCGAACTGCCATCTGATGCCCGACAGCAAGCTGAGAAGTTCGTCAGACAGGGATTGTTCAAGGACGTGAACGAATACGCTCGCGATTATTTCGCGCAAGGCTGAAGGCAAAAAGATCATGAGCAACCCGACTACAGCTACGGCCCCAAGCAACCGCATCGAACAAGAGCGAGCGCAACGCCGTCGCCGCGACGATATGAGTGACGACCGGCTGCGCAACCTGAACGTCGCCGGCAAGCTTGATCCCAATTACACATATCGCTTCATCAACGATGAACCTGGACGCGTCCACAGGCTGACCGTGTTGGATGATTGGGACATCGTGAAGTCTTCAGAAATAGAACCCAACGCCAAAGACAAAGGTGTTGGTTCTCAAGTCGAGCGGATCGTTGATCGCCGCTCGGGGCAGCGAGCCATCCTTGTAAGGAAACGCAAGGATTTTTACGCGGCAGACAAGGCCAAGGAACAGGCCCAGATCGACGATCTAGAGAAATCAATCAAGCAAGGCGCAGCGCCCGGACCAGAGGCATTACGGGAAGGCAGCTACGTTCCGCAGGGTGGTATTCGAATTGAAACCGCCGGCGGCTACAAACCTTAACGAACGGAGGGCCTAAATGGCCAATGCTAACACGCCGTTCGGGCTCCGTCCCGTCCGGCATCGCAACGGTGCGCCCTACAATGGCGCAGCGACACGCTACTACGTCCCAGCATCTGATGGGACGGCACTTTACCTCGGTGATCCTGTGATCATCGCAGGCTCGGCAGACACCAACGGCGTTGCGTCGGTCACGCGCGCAACGGCGGCAGGCGGTGCTTATCTTCTTGGTCCCGTGATCGCCGTTGAACCGGCAGACGGATCGAACAGCGGTGGGCGTGACTCGACGACGTATCGCGTGGCGTCGACAGAGCGCTACGTGTGGGTTGCTGACGATCCTGATCTTGTGTTTGAGATTCAGGAGGACGCGGTTGGTGGCGCACTTGCTGCAACCAACGTCGGCCAGAACGTCGATCTCATCTCTGGGTCCGGCTCGACCGTTACAGGTCTATCGGCATTCCAGGCCGATAGCTCGACGGCTGCAACGACCAACACATTGCAGCTTCGCATTCTCGGGTTTTCGCAGAAGACAGGCAACGAGATCGGCGCAAACGCCAAGATCGAAGTCGCCATCAACCTGCACACCCTTCGCAACCTCACTGGCATTTAAGGAGACCTGAAAGATGGCAGGCGTAATCACGACTGGTAACCATCCAAAGGCTCTTTGGCCTGGGATGCGGAAGTTTTGGGGTCGCGAATATAATGAGCACCCCCAAGAATGGACGGAGATTTTCGAGTCTCTCGATTCCGAGAAGAACTACGAGGAGGACACCGAAGTAACCGGCTTTGGTCTTGCTCCCGTGAAAGCTCAGACAGGCGCTGTCAGCTATGACAGCGAAAGTCAGGGGCCGACTAAACGCTATACGCACGTCACCTATGGTTTAGGCTACGTGGTGTCGCGCGAAGAACTTGAGGACAACCTTTATGAAGTCGTTTCGAAGCGGCGCATTAAGGCTCTGGCATTCTCGATCCGGCAGACGGAAGAGATCGTTGCGGCGAACATCCTGAACCGCGCGTTCAATACCTCCTACACGGGCGGTGACGGCAAGGCGATGATCGTGTCTGACCATGTGACCGTTTCGGGAAGCCAGTCGAACGTGCTCACCACGGCGGCTGATCTGTCAGAAGCTTCAATCGAGGACATGTGTATTCAGATCATGAATACCACCAACTCGCGCGGGCTGAAGATCAAAGTCATGCCGCGCAAGCTGATCGTTGCACCGAATGAAGCGTTCAACGCTGAGCGCATCCTGAAGTCTGCGCTTCAGGCGGGCACGGCCAACAACGACGTGAACGCCATCAAGAACATGGGCATTTTGCCCGAGGGCGCTTGCGTCAACCACTACCTGACCGACACCGACGCATGGTTCATCAAGACCAACGCGCCGAATGGCCTGATCCGTTTCAATCGTCGTGCGACCGAGTTCAAGCAGGACAACGATTTTGACACGGAAAACGCCAAGGCCAAATCGACGCTTCGATTTTCGGTTGGTTGGACCGATTGGCGCGGCATCGCCGGCACTCCGGGTGCATGAGGTGAGCCAATGACCACGAAGCTCACCAACTTCCCCAACGGCATCACTATGGGTGGCGGCAATCAGCGGTCGACTACGGCGGGTGTGATGGGGGCGATTGTCGCGACCTTCGACCCCACGTCGTCAACGCAGGTCTTGCTCGGTACGTTGCCGACAGGGGCTTTGCCGCTCGACGTCGTTGGCTATGGCGGCACCACTGGCGGCACCAATCCGACCGTTGATATCGGCACGGTCGGGTCGTCTGCTGGCCTAGCGAACGAACTGGACGGCGATGCAACGGCAAGCTCTGCGGTTGCTGCCGGTACAGCGGGCGCTCTGGTTGGCGTGCAGGTGACGGCACCGACGCGAGTATACGGCAAGGTCGGTGCATCGGCCGGCACAGGTGGCACCATGAAGGTCGCCATCCAGTTTATCGTTCTACCGATCTAACAGCAAAGCTGGGAGGGGCTGCGGTCCCTCCCCACACTCCCAATTCTGAGGGCATGCGATGGATAGCCGGCGCGAACGATATTCCAACATCACCAGTGCGGCGACAAACGTCGTCAAGAGCGGCCCCGGTACGTTGTGGCGCATCACGGTGAATAAGCCCGTGGCCTCGTCTACGATCACGATCTACGACAACACGGCGGGAAGCGGCACGAAGATTGGCACGATCACCAATACGACCGATGTTAAGCCGTACTACCTCGACTTCGGTGCTCGTTTTGAAACGGGGCTGACAATCATCACCAGTGGGGCTGACGATATCACGGTGAACTACGGCTGATGACCAACCTTTACGTCCCAGGCGATCACTACTGCATCTGCGACGTGTGCGGGTTCAAGTTTCGTGCGTCCGAAACTCGCATGCGGTGGGACAAGCTAAGGGTTTGTCATAAGGACTGGGAGCCGCGACATCCGCAGGATGGTGTGCGCGGTCGCCGTGATAGGCAAGCGGTGCGCAACGCCCGTCCAGAAGCGCCTGATGTGTTCCTCGATGACAACCAAGTGACGGCGGCGGACCTATGACCACATCAGGCTCGACCGACTACAGCATCAACGCACGGGAGCTGGTGTCGTTCGCACTGAAGACCATCGGCGTGATCGATAGCATCACGGACCCATCGTCGGCAGACGCTAGAGACACGTTGCAAGCGGCCAACATGATGCTGAAAAGCTTGCAGAGCACCGCCCCTAACTTGTGGCGGCAGACGTTCGGCAGCGTCACGTTGACCACGGCATCATCGTACACGGTTACGCCGCGCCCGTTCCGCATTCACGAAATGCGCTACCGCGATACCAACAGCCGCGATCTGCCGATGTATGAAATGACGCGGGAAGAATACGTCGAGCTGCCGCTGAAGACGTCCACCGGCATTCCAACTAGCTTTTACGTGGATTACCAGCGCGACGTGGTGACGGTCTACGTGTGGCCCGTGCTCGCATCCGCAACGACGGAATCGCTGCAGTTTACCTACCAGCGTCGGTTCGAAGACCTCGACAGCCTCGACAACGATATTGACGTGCCCCAAGAGAGCCTGGAAACGCTCGGCTATATGCTGGCGGATCGCGTGATGAATATGTTCGGGAAGGACCGACCTAAAGTTACCGCCCGCGCCGAACGGCTATTTGAAGACCTCAAGGCGTCAGACCGCGAGCCATATGTGCGGTTTGTCCCGGATCGCTCGCGATGAGTGCGTCAATCCCGATCTTCCTCGGCCAGCAGTCGGCACAAACACGACACGGCCACGAAGGCGCGTCATGTCACGTCAACTGCTACTCCGAAGACGTTGGCAAGGAAGCAGAGCAGGCGGTCGTGACCTATCCGATAGCTGGATGGGAGACGCTGGCATCTGGCACGATGTCGGGTGGCGTTCGTTCGATGATGGAAGTCGGCAACCGCATCCTTGCTGTGATTGGCCGCACGATCTGCTCGATTGATAACAGCGGCGCGGTGACAGTAATCGGCGGTCTTGCCTCTGACGGCCTTGTGACGATGGCAGCGAACAAACGAGCGCCAACGGCTCAGGTCGCGATTTGCTGTGATGGCATTGTGATGATGGAGCAAGGCGGGACGGTTTCGCAGATTACCGATACCGACCTCAACGCGGCCACGTCGGTCATCGAGCTTGACGGATTTATGCTGTACTTGGACCGCCACGGTAAGCTGGTTTCATCGGACCTCAACGCGGCCGATGTGATCGACGGGTTGAGTTTCGCCACTGCCGAGGCGAGCGCTGATGATGGCGTGATGGTTGCCAGGCGCGGTCAGGAAGCGGTGGTGTTTGGCACCAAAACAACCGAGTTCTGGACCAACATCGGCGGCGACACGTTCCCGTTCGGCCGATCGACGGTACGGCACTACGGCTGTGCAGCGGCAGGAAGTGTTGCCGATGTCGGTGAGACGCTGGCGTTTGTGGACCATCGCCGGCACGTCCGCATGCTCAACGGCTACGATGCGCAGAAGATCAGCACATCTCCGGTGGAGCGAGCGCTCGAAGACGAAATCGACATTTCAAGCGTGCGCGGGTTTTCGTTCGTCGAACGCGGGCATGAAATGTACGCTCTCACGGGCACGGCGTTTACGTGGGTCTATGATCTCTCGACGGGCGTCTGGCATGAACGCGAGAGCTACGGACTAAACCGTTGGCGGGCGTCCTGCGCGATCATGCGGGACGGCGTGGCGCTCATGGGAGACTTCGCACTGCCGATCGTTTACGAGGCATCGCCGGACATTGAAACCGAAGACGGCAACCCGATCATTATGACGGTGCAGACGCCACCGGTCACGGCGTTCCCAAAGCGGTTGACGTGGGACCGGCTGGATCTTCGCGTGATCCCCGGCACAGGATTGAACGTCGTAGTCCAGCCCAACGAGCGGCCCGAGTTGATGCTTGATTACTCGCACGACGGCGGGCGCAACTGGAGTGCGCAACGCATGCTCAATGTCGGTGAGCAGGGGCAAACGCTGACCAACGTTTACGCCACCCGCATGGGCATGGCTCCGAAGACGGGGCGCACGGTGCGTCTCACCATGTCGGCTGCGGTGGTGAGAGGGTTTGTGTCTGCGTATCTTGAAGCAGAGAAGGCAGACTAATGGCTGAGACTGTTTCCCCTGTTCCGCAGGGCCAATTCACAGACGCCAACGGCAACCTGACCGTTGAGGGTCGGAACTTTCTCAACAATCTCGTTCGCGTTCTTCGTGACCTGCAAGATCGGGTCGCAACACTGGAGACGCCCTGATGGGTTTTTTCGACGCATTCACCGGCAAGGCGCAGCGGCAACGTATCGACCAAGCGCACGAAGCATCCAAGGGCATGATGTCCGATGCCTACGGCAAGGCGCAGGGGGCATACGGTCAAGCCGATAGCTATTATCAACCCTATGCGCAGCAAGGGCAGCAGGCGAACGCGCTCTATGGCGATGCGATGGGTCTTGGTGGGGCAGGCGGCGGGCAGCGTGCGCTATCGGCCTATCAAGGCGCAATGAACCCCTATTTGCAGCATCAGCAGGACGGCGCGGAAAACGCGTTGATGCGATCGATGGCAGCAAGGGGCATGAGCGCGTCAGGGCCGGCGCTTCTGGCCGCGTCACGCGCACGTCAGGACATTGGCTATCAGGATTATAACAACTGGATGGGCCGTCTTGGCGGCATGCAGCAACAGGGGCTAGGCGTTGCCGGTGCTCGCGCTGGTCTACAGCAGGGGCTAGGGCAGATGCATATGGGCTACGGACAGACGATGGCCGGCAATGAAATCAGCTACGGCAACGCGATGGCGCAGGCTGACGGCATCGGCTGGAATAACCTATTCCGCATGGGTGAGATTGCCGCAAAGGCCGCATCTGGTGCTTCTGGTGGGGGAGCGCGCTAATGGCTATGCTTCCAGCCTATCAGATAAACGCCGATCCTTTTGCAAGCTCAATGAGCGGTTTTGGCGATGCCGTCGGCAATGCCTTGCTCGCTTACCGCAAGCGTCAGAAGGAAGACGAGCAGCGCATGGGGCTTGTCGAAAGCCTCGCCCGGACTCCCGGTGTTGGACTGACCCAAGCCGAAAGCCTCGCCAAAAATCCCGATGTCGCGCGCAACGTCCTTGCGCAGTACATGAATCCGATGCTGCCGCTCCAGAAGAACCAGATGGAGCAGCAAATGGCGCTCGCGCGTTCGGCGGAAGGCCGGGCAGCTGCCATGCATCCGTTCCAGATCCAGAATTTGCAAGCGCAGATCGGGTCTACCAACATGAGCACGGCGTTGCATGGTCAGCAGCTCGACACTGCTCGACAGACAGCGCCTTATGATGTGACGCTCAAGCGTTTGTCGGCAGCCAACGCACAACGCGAGTTCGACACGCCGAAGCCGAACACGTTCGACCTTGCGGAAGGTCACACCAGATACGAACAGTTACGCGGCCCCGATGGTGCGCCATTGCGCAATCCAGACGGAACGGTTGCCGTTAAAAAGGTTGCGGAGGGCGGCGCTAAGATTAGCGCAACGGCTCAGAAGGCGATCGATGAAGCGGATGATTTTGTAAAGCAATCTGGAAACGCCATTGGCGCCATCAAGCACGCAATCGGGCTTAACTCGCTGGCGTATTCTGGGGTTGGTGCTGGCGTTCGTTCTGCAATCGTCAACAACATTCCATTGTTGAATGGCACCAGGGCATCGTTGGCAACAACCGAACTCGACAACTTGATCACCAACCAGGCGCTGTCTGCACTTCGCTCAACTTTCGGCGGCAACCCAACGGAAGGCGAACGAAAGATCTTGCTAGAAGTGCAGGGTTCGGTGGGGCTTCCTGCCGAGGCGCGGGCGCGCATTCTGCAAAGGGCGCTTACTGGGGCTGAACAGTCGCAGCGGTTCAATTTGCAAAAAGGAGATGCGCTTCGGAGCGGCACCTACTACCAGCCAGGCGGGATGCCACGGTCAGCGGTGGATGTTGCCGCTCCGCCGACTAGATATCGCGCTAGAAACCCGCAAACCGGTCAGCAGATCGAGTCGGATGACGGCGTAAACTGGAGGCCGGTCGGTGGCAACTAACGTCAGGCTACCGGCTGGATTTATCCTGGATCAGCAAGAAGACGGCAGCGCAAATGTGCGCTTGCCGCAAGGGTTTGTTCTTGATCAGGATGGACCGTCCGTCGCGGACAACGTAGCGGGCTTTGCTCGGCAGGTTCCGGCTGGCTTCAATCAGGGCTTGATTGACGTTGCGGCGGCTCCAGTTCGCATTCCGGCGAATGTGGCGGCATGGGCTGCGGAAAAGGTCGGAGCAACGGGCGTCGCAGAATCGTTGCGCAAGAAGTGGCCAACCACACAGTTCCTTGAAGACACTTTTGTAAACACAACGCCGGAGCCTACGACGGCAGCAGAGCGTTACGGTCGAGCTACCGGTACGGCTTTGGGTGCCGCTGCCATTCCATCGGCCGGCATAATGGCCGCTGCTCCGAGGATGGCAACGGCGGCACTTCCCGCCGCTCAAATGTCAACGGCACGCGCAGCGGTTCAACCAATTGCAGAAGGCATCGCTGCAAATCCTGGCACAGCCTTGGCCTATGATGCCGCAGGTGCCGTGACGTCAGGTCTATCGTCGCAGGGGGCGGCTGAATCTGGCTTTGGTCCGCTTGGGCAGACGCTGGCCGGCATCGCGGGCGGCTTTGTTCCTGTGGTTCCAGCTCTTGCTACGGCTGGAACAAGACGGGCCATACAGCGAGCCTATGCGAACCAAGGCGAAGCCGGTGCATATGGGTCATTTGTTGATGATCTAGGCCGCCCGGTAACGCAGTTCGCTGATGAGGTCGCAGCGGGAGGGTCGCGATCCAACGTCACCACTAACCGCCGCACGCTTGATATTCTTGGCGAAGAAATGGTGCGAGCCAATGGTGACCGTCAGGCGGCGCAGGCGGCGACCATTTCACGCATCTCAAGCGAGAACGGCATAACACCACAAGCTGCCGCACAGCATTTGCGCCGGTTGACTGCGGTGCACGAAGACAGCCCATTGATGCTCGCTGAATATCCGGCCGTTTCTCAATCCGACATGGCCCAACGCATGCGTCAGGCGGGGAACGTCGATCTTGACGAGATTGGCCGCGTGCAGCCCACAGCGGTGCAATCAACGCTTGATTACTTGGCAAACAACGGCAACGCGCAATCGGCGCAGACGGTACGGCAGGCCATCGCGCGCCGGCAAGAGGAACTGTCACCGAATGTGCAGGGCGCACTTGCCGACATGGGGCCGCAGACGCAAACCGGGCAGCGCACGTCGCGCCCGACGATGATCGATGATGTGGCCAATCAGATCGCTGCTGCTGATCAAATCGCGCGGCAGGAGTACCGCGCCGCCTACCAAGGGCCGATCAACAACCGATATTCGGTTCACTTCCTGCCCCAGATACTGCAAGCCAACATGAACCGCGCGGCAGGGCGGGCCGGGGAGCCACGCGCCGCGATTGAACGCGCAATCAGTCAATTCTATATCACGCGCCCGAATGGGCAGCGTCTGCCGATGATGACCCTGCAACAATTGCAGGATGCACGCGCATCGGTTCGTGGTCAGATATCTGAATACAGGCGCGCTGGCCGTGACGATCTCGTCAACGCGGTGCAGCCGATTTATCGCCAGATTACAACGCTGATGGAACGCATGTCTCCGCAGTGGGGTGTTGCAAATAGGCGTTGGGCTGATGGGCGATTTGATGAATTGGCGGGAGAGCTAGGCGATGCCTTCTCGCTGAAGGCTGGCCCGCGCTTCCGTGAGCAACTTGCTGAGTTTCAGGCCCTTGCCCCAGAGGCGCAAGACATCGTTCGCGTTCACTTCCTCCAGAAGCTCTATGACAAGTTCGACAACCTGCCGGACAATGCGTCCGTCGCGCGGATGTTCGCAAATGACCAGTCGCGGCGCATGATTGGCGACATTCTTGGTCACCAAGCCGCCGTCGATTTTACGCGCATCATTCGCAATACAAAGGTTGCCGAGTCATCTCAGGCCATGATGGGAAATAGCGCAACCCATCGCCGTGGCGTTACGCAGAAGCAAAAGGACGCTGAAACCGGGATTGTCACGGCGATCTCACAGGGCAGCGTTCAGAACGCGCGCAACTGGTTGATGGAACGCGCGGCGCAGTTGATGACCGAGCATCGCAACAGGCCGCTTGCAGACATCATGACGACGCCACTGAACGACACGGCGCGCGTTGCTGAACATCTTCACCGCATGATCCAACAGGAGAGCAGGTTGCAGGCCCTTGCATCTCCTGACACGACCGTGCGCGGGCCATACGGGGCAACGATTGGCGAAATGATGAAAAGCGACGACGGCCGCGCTCGCATGGCGAACGAACTTCACAAGATGATCACGGGGGCACGCTGATGGCCGGAAACTCATTCCTTCCGTCGTGGCTGGCGCAGCAACTATCCAATGTGCCGCAGAGTGATCCCCGGAACTCTTTGGCAGGTCTTGCCCAGCCGATGCAGTCATTCGGCGAGGGCGCCGGCAATGTGCTGATGAACTTCGGCCGTGGTCTTGGTGACTTCGTGTCGCTGCCGCGCCGTGTGTACGAAGGCACGGCGGACCCGACCGGAGACGAAGCGGCGGGATTTGGTCTAAATCTAGTGCCTATGGCTGGCATGTCGCTCGCCGTTGGGCAGGGCTTCACCGACACGGGGCGCGCTCTTTATTCGAGCCGAAACGATATCGCCAACGCGTTGCTTCCGTCAGCATCGGCGCAAGACCCATACGCGGCACAGATGAAGCAAATCGATACGCTCCGCGCCGAACGTCGCCGTATTGAGACCAGCAACGTCGGGCCAAGCACGAAGCGGGAATCCCTGCGGTCAATAGACGCGCAAATTCAGACCATGAACGACGCTCTCATTCAGCGCCAGAACAGCGATGCGGCACTAGATCGATACAATGCTGCAAAAAACGCAGATGCACGGCGACTAGATGAAGCTGCAAAGGCTGCAGCCGCGATAGAGAAAGCAAAATCCGAAGCACCCCTCCGAGAGCGTCATCCAGAATGGGGAACGGCTTTTAATAGTCTGGCGTTGGCTGTTCCGGCTATCTTCGGGTTGCGGTCGGGAATTCGCAGCGCAAAGGGTGCGGCTCGTGAAGCAACGGCACTTGATAACGCGACGACGGCAGAGTCCCGCGCTCGTCAGGCGTTTGCGGACGGAACCGGAGACGCTGCAACGTATGCGAGAGCCGGACAGGATGTGGCCGGCCAATACAAGGCGTTCCAGGATGCCAATACATTCAAGCTAAGCCCGATTGGCATGGCTGCGGCAGGCGGCACATCATCTTCGCTTGGAGCCGCGCCTGAAATTATCGACCTTGGCATGCCTACCGGAACGCGAGCCGGCGACAACGCACGCACGCAGCTCACTAGCGGATCCTTCTACGGTCAGAAGGCAGCGCTCGGCTTGGTTGGTGCTGGCTTGTATGAGGGCGGGGCGTATCTTGGCAGCAAGATACCTCGCCAGCCGACGCCGAACACGGCGCGAGCTCGTGCCATTGAGGCCGATGGTGGCCCCCCGACGCTTCAGCAGATCATTGATTTTGAGAGGACCGCTGCAGAGACTGGCGGGCAAGTTCAAAGTGGCATGATGCGTCAGCGGCAGCAATTCGTGCTCGACGACGCAGCTCATCGGCTAGAGCTAGGCGCTCTAGGAGAGATAGACCGTGCCCCATTGGTTGCGGCCGCACAAAAAGGGGTTGAGGCTCGACAGGCCGGCAATTGGCCGGCGCTTCCGCCGCCTCCAAATCCGCCGCCTGGTTCCGTATCGACTGGTAATCCATCGGGTGGGCCTCCCGTTGTTCAACCTCCACAGAGTCCCACATTTGCCGCCGCAAATCAACAACTGATCATCCCCCGAGATGTAAAGCCAAGGGCAGAATGGGAACCGTTTAGCGCCGATGCAAGGCAAGCGGTAGTTTCCCACGTCGAGGGCGGCGGTCATCTGGCCCCGGCCAGGGGCGCGTCAAAGGATGCCGGAACCCTCCGAGCAAAAGATGTGCATGATCAGTTGAACGACCCAGGCTTCGGCGTGAATAACACCCAAGCCGCCATGAAGCGGTTGCGCGATGTCATCATGGCCAATGGCGTTAACCCCAAGACGGTCACGGTTGATCAAATCAAGAGCATTCTGGATCGACTAGACCCCAAGATTTTCGGCGCAGCAATCGCCGCTGGCGGCACCGGAACAGTTGCCAGTGGCCAAGACTATTAATTGCCCGTTATTGGCCACTGGGGCCAGTGGCCACTGGCGAATCCAGTAAAACCAGCATCTTCCTATACACAACCCGTCGCCTGCGTACCGGCGTCCAACCACGGACGACGACATGACATCCTTGCCGATTCTACAGCCCGGTGCCCGCATCACCGATGCCAACGGTAACCCGTTGTCCGGTGCTAAACTAAAATTTTACTCTGCTGGCACCACAACGCCGCTGTCGGTCTATTCAGACGCGGATGGACTGACAACGCTCGGCTCGACCGTCTATACCGACGACGGCGGCTATCCTGTCATATCGTCCGGCAGCTCCACCAAGACGCTGGTTTATTCGACAGCGGAAGAGCTTAAGGTCGTCATCACTGACGCTGATGACACAACAGTCGCGACCCACGATAACGTCACAAGCTCAATCCCGACGCCATCCGCGACCACCACCGCACTGCCCACCGTCCCCGTCGTCTCGAAAAGCTCCGATTACACGGTTGTATCTGGTGACCGCGGCAAGCTGATAAACGTCAACCCCACGGGCGGGACGGTCGAGATTGCGCTGCCGTCCGCTGTGACGGTCGGTGACAATTGGACGATAGGCGTTCGCCATTCTGGCCCGACCACCACTAACAAGGTTGTGGTGCGCTCGTCCGGTACACAAACCATCGCAGGCCCAGGCCAGTCGACGCAGGCAGCGATCGTCCTGCATGGCCTCGGCAACACGGTATGGCTTGTCTCGGATGGGGCAGGCTGGAATATCTCGTCTGAGGTGCCGGCCTACATGACGGGACAAGCGGCATATACGCCCGTCGCATCTCGTCGCACCGCAACGCCGGTTAATCCAGACATCGGGTCGCGATACATCATCAGCGGCACCCCGACAGGCACATGGCTAACGCTGTCCTATGCCGAAGACGATCTCGTCGAGTACATCGGCAACGCGACCTGGATCAAATACCCGCTTCGCGACGGCCTTCTGGCCCGCGTGGTCGACGAGCAAGTGACTTATGTCTATAACGCCACGGCTGGCACTTGGCAGGCGTGGTCGAATGTCCTAGACCCAGGCTTTTCGACGCGCAAAACGTCACGTTTCTCAAACGTCGTTGCTGACGGGTCCGGTGGCGGGACGGCCACGGCGGGATCGTGGGCAACCATCCCGATCACGTCGGAATATACCCGTGAGGTCGGGTACGAATCGACCGGGGCCTCGCTCGCGACCAGCCAGATCACCATCCCGCAGGGCGCTTACCGCGTTCTGATCACGAACCCGTTCTTTGGCACCTACATCAGCCGGATGCGGTTCCGGCCGGTCACGCAGACCTCGAGCTGGGATAACACGCGATATTCTGACGTTGTGGTGGCAGGCACAACCGACACGGGACCGGATACGGTGTTGACCACCGCGACCGCAGTTATCAATGACGAGATCATCATCGACGCCACCAGCGAGGTCTTTGTCCTTGAGTATTTTGTGTCGAATACGCAGGCGTCCGTTGGCCTTGGCACGCCGTCGAGCGGAACGGGGCAACTGGAAACCTATGCGCGGATTTTCCTTGAAAGTCTCGACAGCATCCAGGGGCCGCAAGGCGAGCAGGGCATCCAGGGCGATGACGGCCTCGACGCTGCCTATTCCTATGCATGGTCGACGCTGACCACGGGCGACCCTGGCACGGGGAAAATTCGGGGCAACAACGCCACGATTGCCAGCATCACGCAGATTGCGGCGTCCGAGACGGATGCGAGCGGCGCGAACATCGCAGGCATGCTCGCGACGTGGGACGATAGCACGACCAGCAACAATCGCGCGATTGTGAAGATCAGCAAGGAAGGCGCGACTGGCAACTTCGCCGGGTTCAAGATCAACGGCGCGGGCACAGATGCCGGCACCTATTGGACGTTCCCGGTCACTTACATTTCGACGGCTGGCACGCTCGCAAATAACGACACGGTTGCAGTCGCCGTCTCGATCACGGGCGATGAAGGCGCGGCAGGTATCACGGTTCCGTCTGTCACGGGCCTGACCAACCTATCCCCGCCGGACTACACCGGCACGCCCGACAAAATTCTTGTTCATGACGTGTCGGTGGGTGGTCTGAAGCAAACGCCGATCACCGACTTCGGCATTTACGCCAGCGGCGGCAATCATGTGTTTTACGGCACGAACACATCAGCGCTTGGGATCAATGCCGTTGGGTATGCCGGCATAGGCATTGCCGGATTCGGCTCGACGACGTTTGTTGCAGCCCCCAACGGCAGCAATGCGCGCTTCGCGGTATCAGACACGTCAGCACAGCTTCACTACGACAACATCGTCTTGGGGCTAACGGCGTCTTCCACCGTGACGATCACCAATGCGTCCCCGGCCGTGATCACTTGGACCGCTCACGGCCTTACGGCCGGGACGATGGTCGCGTTCACGACTACGGGGGCTTTGCCGACAGGATTAACGGCTGGTACTACCTACTACGTGATCGCTGCAGGGCTTGCCACCGACACATTCCGCGTCTCCGCGACTGCGGGCGGCGCAGCCATCAACACGTCGTCGGCTGGATCAGGAACGCACACAGCGACCGCGCTAAAACAGACACCGGCATTCACCTACAAAGTTCCAGACTGGAACAGCCGCAACGGTGGATTCGACCATCCACTGATGAACATTGGCGTGTCGGAGGCCGCTGGGACATATCCGAACTCATTCATCTTCGAGGGTGGTTATGCGGGTGGACAGTACGGCTACTGCACCATAACGAACGCATCTCCTGCCGTGGTCACATGGACGGCACACGGCCTCACATCTGGCACTGCAATCATTTTCTCGACAACCGGCTCCCTGCCAACCGGCATCACAGCCGGAACGACTTACTATGTCATTGCGACTGGCCTGACGACAAACACGTTTCAGTTCTCCGCCACACCGGGCGGTGCGGCTATCAACACATCTTCCGCTGGTTCCGGCATCCATACGGTGCGCTATGTCGCGGGATCAAGCGGGTCCGGCATCGCGTTCCTCATCCTGACGCCCGACACGGCGGGAACTCAGGTTCCCCGCTTGCATATCACGAGCAAAGACGACAACACTGCGGTCGCTATAGGCACAACCGGCGCATCTTCCAGTGCTCAGGGGTCTTTTCTAAACATCCACGCCCGCGCCACTGGTACGGCATCGCATGTGCATTTCACGAGTCTCGATGTTGGGCAGAGCGGGACGGACGGCGCGTCCGTGGGGCTTTGGACAGCAAACCAGCTTCGCGTATGGCATTATGAGACGAATGATATCGTTTTTGGCGTTGCCGATGCTCAAGTCGGTAAATTCGGCAGTAACGGCAACTTCGGTCTTGGGTCCGCGTCGTTCTCGCCGTCCTATGCGTTGTCGCTTTGGAGCGATAGCGCAAAGGTCATCGGAATCGAGCGCAAATCGTCAGACGCGGTTGGCGTTGGTCTTAGTGTACTAGCCGGTGGCGCTTATGCCACGGGATCTAACCGCGCGGGCGGCAATCTTACGCTATCGTCAGGCACGTCGACCGGGACGGGCACGTCACTCATCTCGTTCTTGGCCCCTACAGCCGGCGGTTCGGGCACGGCAGACAACGCTCCTGGCACTGTCGCGACGCTCAACTCAACGGGCCTGTCGGTCGGCAACGTAGCCCCATCTACTCGGTTGCACATTCGCTCGGTTGGTTCTGGTACGGGGACAACCACACTCAGGGTGGACTACGACAACGGCAGCGCTGACCCCATACACACATCTCAATTCACCACAAATGATACCGGGTCGACGTGGCGAACGCTATTTTACGCGGCAGGCGATTCGTCTGGTGGTTACGGTGTCGCTGGTACTAACAACCAGGGCTTGTTCTCGATTTTCAACGAGAACGGCACACTCCGCATTATGGAAGTCGATTCGCTTGCGGCCCAATCTGCCGCGCGTTTCCGTCTCTATGACCGTTCAAACGTTGCTCAAATAACCCTCCACGGGGCTGGATCAAGCACATTTGCGGGCGGTGCATTGCTCAACACGCACGCTACGGCTGGACTCGGTTACGGCACGGGCGCTGGTGGCACGGTCACACAGATCACCAGCAAGGCCACTGGCGTCACGCTCAACAAGGCGTGTGGCACGATCACGATGAACAACGCTGCGTTGGCCGCTGCAACGTCGGTCACATTCACGCTGACAAACTCGGCGATCGTCGCAACGGATGTCGTGATTGTAAATATCAAGAGCGGCGCAACGGCAAACTCCTATCAGGTGACGGTCGGGGCCGTCGCCGCAGGCACTTGCGACATTACCATTCGCAACATCTCAGGCGGGTCGCTTGGCGAAGCCGTCGTATTATCGTTTTCCGTCATCAAGGCGGTTGCCGCCTGATGATGCTCTATGACTTGTCGCGCGACATCCGTGACCCGTTGCGGTCAATCCATCTCGTCACGCTTGGAGACTCGGTAACATGGGGTTCCAGCGTGCCGGGGATGGATGCGCCGTCAGGATCGCCAGACTTAACTCAGACCCGCAATAACCTAACGTGCCGATCGTGGGTAAACATCCTTTCAGATTGGCTGCATCTTGTCGGCACCGATTGGCAGGGGTGGAACAGTCCTGAAGCGGGGTCGTCATCGTCCGCCCGTCAGATCGACGTGACTGCAGGCGACCCGCGATTGAGAGTGGTGCGGTATACGGCGGGAACACTGGACCCGTCAGCAACACCGCTCAACATCCCGCCCGGTCACGCGCTCGAATGGACCATGACGGGTTCGCAGTTTTATGTGGTCTATCGCACGCAAACGACGGACCAGGGCGTGACGTTCGCGCTCTATCACAACGGGGCTTTAAGGGGAGGGGCACAAAGCACCTACGGCAACGGCGCGCTCGCGATGCGTGGCTATGGCGTGGTGTTTAACACCTGGACCGTCCAAGTTCGCAACCTATCGCCAACGACGCCACTGGCAATTGAGTCTGTCAAAATGACTAAATCGGTTCGCGTCGACAACCGGGCAATCTCGGGCCAATCGAGCGCGGTCTATCATCCATCAAACCCCGTTCTTGCTCAAGCGGTGCCGCCAGGTGCCACGCATGTTGCTTATATGATCGGCATCAACGACCGGGCCATGCCGGGAGGCGTTCGCAGACCGTCGGAGTTGATGCGGGCAAACGTCGCGTCAACGCTCGACTGGCTGGCGATCAACCGGCCGATGGCGAAAATCTGCCTTCTGACACCGCCCGCGAGCTACGGCATTCGCGAGATGTTCGATAGCCCGACGTTGTATGGTTTCCCGGTGTCGGAATCCGCATACCAATTGCGTAGCCTCGCGGATTCATACGGCATTGATTGTGTAGATATTCATGGGCTTTCGCAGCGGTTTGCGGTGCTGAATGATATATTCAGCACTGATTTGCAGCACCCTAACGCTGCGGGGCATGCAGCGATTGCGCAAACGATGATCGAGAGGATCACATGAACCAGCAAATGACACTAGACCCGAACGACGTTGTCAGCGCTGTGACGCGGCAGCGTGACGCGGCACTCAATCAGGTCGCGATGCTCGAAGCGGCAGTGTCGAAGCTCCAGCGCGATCTGGCAGATGCCAACAAGCCCAAGGTCGATCCAGCCGAATGAAGCCGCTCGAAGACAGAGGCCACGCGCTACAGCTTCATAAGCCGATAGCGATCAAACGGTACGAGCCAAACAGGCTTCCCGACCCCGGCCAATGCGTCGACTGCCTCATCATCGTCAACGACCGCAAAGACGGCGTGCCGCGTGGCCGTTTGGCCGTCAGCAACGGCGCGAGTTGGGATTATGTGGCGTGGATGGATGATGCGAGATCGTCTGCGGTGCCAGTGGTGCCAGCGACGGTCGATCTTGTGCCGATCGTTCGCAATGCCGTTGCAGAGATGCTGCCTGCACTTCAGACCCGCGAGGTCAAGACCATCGCGGCAATCCCGGCAAGCGATACGGATACGGCGGCGATTGCCCAAGCTCTGTTGGAGATGAGCGAAGCCATCAACCGGCTGACACGCGATAAGCACGACCTAGAGAACCGCGTTGCGTATTTGGAGGCAAATTCGCTCGCACGAGCGACGTTAATTCGCGAGGCGTCGTGACACTTTCCAATCGCGCAAGCACGGCTCTGAAAAACCTACAGGAAATCGCAGCGGCGAATAACCTTGATATCTCAGATCCGAAGGTGTTGCGCGCGATCGCCAAGGAACTCAACGCGTCTCAGTACAAGAACAAGAGCGGCAAGGGTAACAGCCTCTATGGTCTTGGTGGTGGTGTCGGTGCTGGCGTTGGCTATGGCGCTATGCCGGAGGATCAATGATTCCCGCATCGATAAGGAATAACAATCCCGGCGCGATGTACCCAGGAAAAAGCGCAAAGAAGTTCGGCTCCTCGTCATATGAAACGCTGCGGTCGCGTGACGGTGTGCATAAGATCGCGACGTTCCCAACGCCAATTCACGGCGCTGCGGCTCAGTTCGATTTGCTCGCATCGTCGTATTGCGGCATGCCGATCGAGAAAGCCATCACCAAATGGTGCGGCGGGTTTTACGCGTCCACGTACCTGAAAGTGCTCGAGGAAAAGGGCGGTCTAAAGCGCACAGACACGCTGACAAAAGATCGTTTGTCTGATCCGGCCGTTGCCATCCCGATCGCTCGAGCGATGGCATGGCAAGAGGCGGGCAGAGACTTCCCGCTTGACGACGACGGGTGGAGCCAGGCGCATGCGATGGCGTTTGCCGGAGACGCCAAGGCACCACCATTCGCGCCGGAAAACGACGTGCCGTCCCCCAAGCGCGAAACGCGCATTGCAGAGGCAGTGAAGACGGCCGCGCCTTACGTGGCTGGCGCTGGCGCTGTTGGCGGTGGTGGCACGGTCGCAGTGACGAGCAAGCCGACGCTAGACCCCAAAGCCGTGATCGCCAAAGGCAAGGAAACTCGCGAAGTCGTAGAGCAGGCAAAAGACCTCGGCATCTTCGCCCGTGACTTCGGCAAATGGGCGGCTGGCGATGGCCTGGTGATCACAGGCGGCATTGCGGCCGCGGCTATCGTCGCCGTGCTATGGAGCAGGAAATGAACCAGCTTCTCATCATCGGCGCCGCGGCAATTGCTCTCGTCGCAGCCTACAACATAAACAACGCAGCGGTGCGAACAGTTGCGGTCCAGAATGAGCGTGCGAGCGTCGAACAAAAGGCCACGAAAAAGGATGCCATCGCGCAAACTGCTCGCGCTGCTGCTGCTGCCAAGCCTGACAGCGTGCTCCAAAAATACTGTCGAGATTGCGGAAAGTCCGGCGCTGTGCAGATCGTGGAAGCCGACGACAGTTTCAAAGCGGGACCGCCTGACAAGACAGACGGCCGAGGAAATCGCAGCCGGTAACGCGGCGCAGGAAGTGTGGTGCCCAACAAAGTTCGCGTCTCCCGTAGCCAGAGCCTGAGCGCGAGCCATGGATGCCTTTTCGCAAACTGCCAGACCATATCCGCAAGCACCCGGACGTGCAGGACTCGTGGCATCACCACCACGCGGAACGCATCGGCGCGATGGAGTCCCGCCTATCGAGGACCGATACCGGCCCAAGCGACCAAGTGGGAATCCAGAGATACCTACTGTTGTTCGTGACGGTGGTCGTTCTCACGGGCAAGATCACAGTCGAACAGGCAGTGCAGATCGTCGGCCTGTTGCTTGGTGGCGGTCACTGATGATGCATCGGGCGTTCGTGCCAACGTGCTTCGTGCTGATCCTTGTCGGCGCCGTAGCACATCACAGTCCTTCGAAGGTCGACAAACCGCAGACCGCGAGCATGATGCCGCTCATTCTTAGGTCTCAGTGACCGGCC